TAGTCGTTAGCTATAGTTCTGCAATTACCGCTGAAGCACTTTGGTACGGAAAGAAAGTAATTAGTCTAGGACCGTGTCCAACTTGGGTAGCCTGTGAACACACACTAGATAATTGGAATGATCCCACAGAGCCAGTTAATCGACATGCATGGCACGAACATGTTGCATGGGTGCAATTTAATCACAACGAATGGTTTGATGGCAGTGCTCAAGAGATGACCCTGTATTACCAGGGCCATCCATGTGAGGTACCGCACGATGATTTATTTAAAGAGTGGCGTCTTCCAATCCAGCGACCCTTAACTTAATAATATTAGTTAAGTGCCATTGCTTCTGATCCAATGACTTAATAATGCCTAACCACTTATTACGTAGTAAGGCAACTTCATTAATAATTTTCTCAAAGTCTACAACATCTGCTTCGCCGTCTACAAACTTTTCACAGTCTCTAGACGACAATGCTCGCTGATAACTTTCGAGATATTTACGAAAGTGCTGACTCTTTAATCTACGAAGTTCTATGTTTAGATATTCAAGAACAGCTTCAATCTCTTGTAGTTGATTAAATCTATTCTCAACAATACCGGGCATTACTGAACTGTTTTTTTCTATGTTGCCATAGATTCTACATTCCAACTTTGCTTCTAAAAGTTCAGCCTCATAGTAAGCTACTGCATCAGGTATGTGGCTGATATCCTTAGAAACTTTGTCGTACCAATTCATTCTTCGTCTTCGTAGTATTCTTCGTCGTTGCTGTCAATGATGGTGTCACCGTCAATTGCATAACTGATAGCATCATCCAAGTATGGATCGATTCCCAATAGGCTTTCTATAACAGAATCTTTAATACCATAGTCAAGTAATGTGTTTACAAAATCACTGGCAACATCTTTTCTAGATTTCTCTGGAATATGCTCAATCATTAAGTTCCAGATGTCTGCAATTAAATCTTCTTTCATTCAGTAATCTCCGTTTCAACTTCTTCATTATTAGTTATCACAATTGGTGCTGATTCACCATTTTTAATAATGTCAGCCATCACTGTATCAAGACTTCCGGATTCGTTGCGTTCCCAGGCCTTGCGGAATTGTTTGATAATTTCGCCGTCGGCTGTGGTGTATACAAGACTATTTCCTTCTTTCTTGAGCAACCCTCTTGCTTCGAACAAGTCTGTCAAACCGCTATACGGGTTCATACCTGTCTCATAAGGAATTTCAACTTGCACACTTTCAAACGGTTTTGCATATCGTGTTTTCATAATTTTACAGGCTGCACGAATACCGTTTACAGTTGTAGTCTTATTACCGTCTGCATCAGTCTTCAACTTTAGTTTACGCATAGCAACTACTATCGATGATGCATAGATAAAGCCTTGGCCACCTGAAATTTTATCGTCTGGATCAAACATATCTTGACTTGCGTATGTGTGATTAGTACAGATCATTCCGACATTATAACTGCCAAACATGTTAACAGAATTACGAACAAGACTTGTAAGTGCTTTAGGCTTACGACCCATATCACCTTTCATTTCGCCTGCTTCGAATTGATTAACATCAGTCGGTGTTAACAACATACCTAAAGAGTCAATGACAAACAATACCTTAGGACGAGTAGTTTCATCCATTGTTTTGTATTCTTTCATAAACTCACTAATAGTACGAGCAACGTCATCGATCATAGCCATATTAAGTTTCAACAACTTATCTTCGGCTGTATCAACGCCTAATGCTTTGAGCCATGCTTCGTCAAGTGCGTTTTCGCTGTCAACTAAGACAACAAAAATTCCCTGAGCTTGTGCATTTTTAATAATATTTCCTGAACAAAAATAACTCTTACCTGCACCTGACTCGCCTGCAAATACAGTTACTTTGCCCAAAGGAATACCTTTATGGAAATCCGAACTAATCAAATAGTTAAGAGCATAACTGCCCGTGCCTACCCAATCAGTTGGATCGTTAAATCCAACACCAAGACCTTCGATACTCTTTGTTAGAGTCTTACGAAATTTTGAAATATCAAATGCTTTTGTCATATTAGGTGTCCACTTCCATTGCCAATGCTTCTTTAATTACTTCAAAAAGCTCTGCTTCAGTTGAACACATTACTTTAGCGGTCTTCCATTCACTTTCAGAATCACGTCCGCCGACTTCAATCATAAATCCGTTATCATAACGATTAACAGTAAATGATTCATTTACTTTTGCTAATTTAGCTAGTTTCTTTGCCATTATTATTCTCCTAGAATCAAAGAGAGTATGGGACTGGCCCATACTCTTTGTTTATTACAATTACTTTTGACGGTTACGAATCATGGCAAGAATGTCTTGCGCACGACTTGCGCCATCTGTCGAACCAGCTGATTCAACTGGTGCAGCCGCTGGTGCTGATGGTGTAACTGGTGCAGATGATGCTGCTGGTGCAGCCATTGCTTCCTCTTCGTCATGACGTGGTGCTGACGGCTTCAAAGGATCGCCGGTAGCTTGGCTCACGCCTGCTGGTCTGTAATATTGACTCCAACGTGCTGGATCGTATGCCTCACCATCAACGCTAGCTTCAAACATTTCTTTGATTACTTTGAGTTCAACTTCACCTGGCTTCTTAGGTAAGAAGCTTTTCAAATCAAACAAACCATGCTGTGCAATTGCTGCTTGTTCAGCTTCATTAAGAGCACGTTCGCGACGTGACCACTTAGAAGTTGAATAGTCAGCAAATCCGCCTTTGCTAGTTTTAGCAATACGGAAGTCAACACCTTTTAGTGCATCGGTTGGCAATTCGTCCAACTCTGGATCCATTAATGCTGAACGGATGATTTGATAAATTTGAGGTCCGATGATGAATCTACGGATTGGATTCTCTGGTGTTTTGTCTTCACCAATTGGATCATCTACTACAAAGCCTTGGAAAATGTAACTACGCTTTTTCCAATATTTACGACCCATGTCTTCCAACGACTTGTCCTTGAACCAACCGCGAACTTCGCTTAGGATTGGACAAACTTCGTTTGGACCATACATTTCTACACATGGTACTTGTACTTGAACTTTTCTAGAATCAGTCTCACCCTTGATGCCGTTGAATTCTAGTTTGATCATAGCACGTTCTACCCAGAAGAAAGTGTTATTAGTGTCGCCGTCAGCTAACAAGCGAATGGTCGCTTCTTTGCCTTCTTGCATGTTCCAGTGGGGGTAAATTGCGTTGTCGCCGCCGCCTTGTTGTGAGCCGCTAGGACCCTTGTTTTGTGCGTCTTGAAGTTTTGCACGAATTTCTGCTAATGATGCCATTTTAGATGCCTCCTATGTTATGCCTTAAAATGTATTTTATGCCTTATGCACATGTGTTATTATGCGCTTTTTATTTATCAGTGTCAAATAAAAACAACATATAATTGGCTTTTTTTTACCAAAACTATGTCAAGAAAAAAGCTACCGAAGTAGCTTTTTCTTTTTACATTAAAATGTTACATGCCTGACAATTGTTTGATTCTTGCAATTTCTGCAAGTCTTGGATCTGCCTGTGGACTTTGCTGTGGTGCTAGTCTTTCTGCTAGTTTTCTCGCCATTGCTTCTGCCTGTTCACCAAACTTCTTTCCGGTCATTGTAGCTACGCTTTCTGGACCTTTAGGGAAAGTGTTGGTCTTTTTATCATAAAAACTGTAGATAAATTCTGCTACTTCTTGTACGTTAACGCCTGCACGAGATTTACGATCACGTTCGGATTTTTCATCTTTGTCCTTAACGTCTTTCATAGTCAACGGCGGCTGTCCTGCTTTCTTACGGTCTATTGCTGGACGCTCGTAGTCTTGTTTGTTTTTAGGATCAATTGATTCGTATTGTCCATCATCAAGTTTTTCATATACTAGATCATGTACTGAGCTGTCATCGGTAAGATCTTTGCCTGTGTCGATGTCAACAATCTTTGTAATTTCGTATTCGGTTTCTGGATGCTCTTCTGGCTCACCACCATGATATCCCCATGTTGCTGCACGATATTCGCCCGTTGTTTCGCTAGAATAATCTACTCCTACTTCAAGTTCTTCTGCTTGGAAGTCAGGATCTTCTTCGTCTTCGGGACCGTTTACGTCAAAGTGCGGATTTGAGATCCACATTGTTGTGTCATACTTACGTGCTTCTTTTGCTCGCCATGCTTTGTCAGCTTTACTCCACGCATCTGTAGCAGCACGATATTCTGCATATCCTGGGGAGCTCTTCCACTCATCCCAGTTATTGCCATCGTAGCCATAGTCGGTGTTTTTTGGAAATGCCGGCTTACCTTCGGCTGCTTCGTCAATGCCTTGCTCTATATCGTGAATATTAACCGTGGTTAAATCACCATTGCCGGCATCTACTGTTACTGTATTTCCTTCTACAGACACTACAGTTCCGTATTGAGTTTTCATGCCGGGTTTAATTTGTTGGTCGCCGGAGCCCTCTTGTTGTGTACTAGCATCTGCATTTGCTAAATCACCAAAATCAACTTCTGACAATACGTCTGGAGCATTCTGTTGCAACCATACTTGAATGAATGGACGAACATCTGTGTTTGATTCCTCTACGCCTGCTGCCTTAAATGCATCATATAATTCTTTATCTTCGATGATTCCCTCAAGACTTGTAATAGCATTCAGTCCGCTTTCACCAGCCGGAAATGATTGTAATGTTAATTCGTTTAATTTTTGAATTGCTAGTGTACGTTCTTGTGGATCTTGACTTTGAACAGCACTTGCTTCACCTAATGTCATTGCCCAACTTTCAAATTGTGCAAACGGATCAACTTGTGCAGATTCAATTTGTTCGTCTGCTTGTTCTTGCCCTGTCATGGCGACTATGTCGTCATAGCCTAATCTGGACTCTTCCTTCATAAGTCTGTATAGAATTGGAAATACGGACTTAATGTCCTCTTTGAAATTTTTGACAGTGAATTTTTCTGTGAAGTCTTCTACAACGTCTTCGGGAATCTCGAAACTATCCGGAGCCTGGAATGATTCTTTATATTGCTCGTAGTAAGCCTGTTTAGATAATTTTGCGATTTGCTCGCGTAATCCATTTAGTGCATCTGCACTGCGTTCGTAGATACTGTTTGTATCAGAGTTAAGTAAATCGTTTCTAACAACATAGTTGCCAAACCCTTTCAATTGAGCAATTTGCTCACTCATACCAACTATACTTTTGCCAAGGTCATCGTATGGAACTCCGCCATTTGCGACGTGACGTTGCATAGCACGAGCACCTGCTAGATGAATGAACGGATATTTAAAACGTTCACCGTGTTGGTTCTCAATAAATAAAGCACCAATATTTCTGCTTCGTGCTCCTGGCTGCTGATCATCTGTAAGCGCATTAACGTGCTTGATGATCAAGCGTGTGTCCATTAGCTTTTGATAGCTAACAGTCTTTGATCCATATAGACCGTTTCCATTCATAACTGATTCTCCGATATTCTGTGGCTTATTATACTGACTCAAAAAAGCAAAGTCTCTTTGATCAAGATTGTCTTTGGCAACATCTCTAGTATCAAAGGTAAGCAATCTGCGTTTTGCAAACTGGCGCAATTCTCTTAGAAAACCATACCATTTTTCTTTTTGTACGATATTCATTTGTTCAGTAATACCATTACTGAAATATACTTTCATCGATGTAGGTTCTGCTAGACTAATGCTAACATGCCCAAGAGCAATATCTTCATCGATATAATCAAAATCAAAAAACACAGCAGATTCCGGGTTAATAGTAACCGCACCTGCGCTTTCACCAAGTTTCAGTCCTGTGAAACGGCTTCTAATTTTGTAAAATAAGTCTGTAGCGATGCTTTTTTGTGAGTCCATAGTATATTTAGTTAATAGCCTGTGCTAATGAAGATTGGCATAGGCAACTGATCCTCGTTGAGTTTTTCCGTCATTTTATCGTAGATTTTAGGATCCCAATCTGCTAGCACGTTAGCCATTCTAACGCATAGTAAAGTAGAAGATACTAAATCGTCGTGTTCTCCAGATGTTGCACCATATCCTACACCGTGTGCAACAAAGGTTTTTAGTTCTGACATCAAGGGTTTTGACTTAATAGTCATTTTTTGTGTTTCGATTAGATTCTTTAATTGGCTACAAGCAGTGATTTTGGTCTTATGTGTTGTGTTAAATCCCTTGCGGAACTTACGTACATGACCCTTGCGTATCGGTTCGCTTAGGAACAATCCAGGAAAGTTTTCTTCACCAATATCACTGATTACCATTAATGCTGCTTCGCCGATTGTGTTATTTTCGACCGAATAATATATCTGCGGAACGCCGCCTAATTCCTCGCCGCGATCAGAAATGTATTTGCAAATTTCACGCATGTGTCTAACTTGCTTTTGAATAGGAGTTAAGTTATGATGCCATTCTGCAACTTGAACCATGCTTGGCATTTCGTAGACTTGAATAGCACCGTAGTCACCGCCTGTTCCTAGGCTAGGATCAAGTGCAATCAAATATGTTGCCTGCGGGTTAATATCTTTATACCAGCGTGTTTGTCCCATAGTCATTGTGGGCTCAACACCTTTCATTTCTGCAAGACGTACTGCGTTGATTAATGTTTCGTCAAAGATCAAAAATTCACAATCAAACTCTCTGCGGAAACGCTCTGCACCAATTTTACTACGTTCAACTGCTGCCCATGCTTCGTCACGATCTGGATGCTCGCTCCAATGTGCAAAGAAACTGTAAAATCCGTTTGAACCTAACTCTTGTTCGTTACCAAACTCATCAAACTTCTTGTTAGCTTCAGTCCAGATAAGAGCAAACTGATCCTCGTCACTGTTGGGTGTTGATGTAATAATACATTTACCACCCGTTGATAGGGTTGGTGATAACGCAGTCCAAAACTCTTTGGCTTTCTCTGGAGGTTGAACGAATGCGAACTCATCGCAGTAAATTAATGAAAGAGATTTACCACGACCTGTGTTTTCTGTTGTAGTAGTTGCTTGAATACGTGCGCCATTATCGTATTCGATTGTATTACGATTATAAGAATAAACACCTGCACGAATAAAGTCTGGCAAGTTCTCGTAGCCGAATCGATATCGATTCATAATATCCTGTGCGCCTTCGTATTTGTGGGCCGCTATCAGAACCTGCGCTTCTGGAACAAACATCGTGTACCATAATAGGTAACCAGTTGCACACGTAGTTTTACCCATCTGACGCGGTAACATACCAATCGACTGCTTATGAGTATGGTAGGAATTAATTAATCGCTCTTGGTATTCGTAGGGTACAAATGGAATCGATCCACGTACTGGGTGCTGAATCTTTAAAAAAGTTTTGCAGAAATACAACGGTCCTGTAACAGGATCCATACAAGCTTCGAGATGTCTTACTTCTTCAAGCGTATACCGTTGTGGTGCATGGGCCTTTTTGATTAAGACCCCGTCGAGACTTTTACTCATGGGGTCGTATCCTTATTACTGTGCTTTGTAGTTTTGTAGTCTTGAACGTAGATCATGTTTAATACTCGCTAACGGATCTTCGCTCTCTGGCATTGCCATTGGATTATCACCTTGCTTGTAGCTGTGCTTGACCATAGGTTTTTCTTTGTTCATGCCACCTGCTAGGTGTTTGATGATTCGTAAATGATCATCTGTATGCTCGTCTGGTGAATTTGCATACTCTTCGTTTTCATACGGTGAAGGATCTTTTACACGCAGGTCTTTAGGATTCTTAGGACCATTCATGCCGCCGCCGGCTTTGGTAGTAATGTCGTCGATATCTGCATACTTTTCGTCTGGCTTGTTAGCAAAACCTGTTTTCTCAGCATCATGGTCGTCCATGTCGTGATCGCCATCACCGTCGATGTCGCCCATTGCTGTAGAAACGTCATCACGGTCGTCTGAACCAATTGCAATGTCTGGAGTATCGTCGCCATCGATGTCGATGTCTAAATCGTTATCTCCCATATCACTTGGAGATAAATCATCGATGTCATCTGAACTTGCGCCCATTGGAGGTGTTAGTTGTAGTGTTGGTGTTTTTGACATTGAAGGATCTGATAACGATGGAGTAGGTGGCAAACCGCCTGCTGGCATCATATCTGGATTGACCTTGGTCCATAGATCCATCATGCTTTTAATATTGTCCATGCCTTGAGCATTAAAATTAACGCTCATAGTTGGAGGTGGTGTAGTAGGCTGATTGCCCATCATTGCACCCATTGGTTCCCCGCACTCGGTTAAACCTTTATCGATATTATTAATTCTTTTGTATAATTCATTGAAATTCATATTAACTCCCCATAGGACTCTTAGAGCCAGTTTTATCAGTTTTTACTTTGGGAGCTGTTGCTAGAACATCTACTTTTTTACTGTCATGTCCCAAATCTTTTCTGCGTTGTTTAGCAGTCTTTTCTAAGTCTTTTAGAAATGCTGTATTAAATTCGTCACCAAAATAATCTTTGTGTTTGATTTTAGCAACTTCACTATATGTTGAATCGGCCAACAACGAATCTGCTTTTGCATCATCGATGATATCCATTTCTTCGGATGTATATCTAACAAGAATATATTCTTCTTTGATTAGATTACATGTCTTAATTACATTTAGTAATTCTGGTGGTGTAGTTGGATAAGCAGTTTCTATTTCAAACACTGCAACTTCAACATTCTCTAACTGCGGAAAATCAAGTGCAGTTTTTTGAATTGGAGATTGAGATGATTTTTCGAAACGAGTTACACCAAATTTTTGTAGTCTGTCTTTGACAGTTGCTTGAAAGCCCTCTGGCAATTCGCCAGCAACTTTGATCCTAAAAGACCAAACTTTTTTGCTTTCAGATAGGTATTCTTTAAAAGTTTTCATAGTAATATTTATTCCTTTCCACCGAGTTTTTTGATCAATTCGTTGCGATCTGTAATAATGTAGCCCTGCCCGTTTAGGACATTATTTGGGTCTTCATTGTTATCTTTATCGATTTTGTATTTTTTTAGTTGTATATCAATGGCTTTTAGCTTCTTTTCGACTTTGTTAGATTTAGCAGTAATTGCATGACCTAACATACTACTAGCAACTTCAAAAATCCGACTGGCATATCGCACTTCTACATTCATGCCTAAATCCATTAAATCGTCGTAGGCCTGTTCAGCTTTAGTTGCTAGTGCATCTAATTCTTGTTCGTCAAGATTGTTTAGCTCTGTGATAGTTGGCAGAGTAGCAGCAATTGCTTCTGCTTCTTTATAACTGCGTTCTATGTCCATAACTTCTTGATGCTCAACCGGAAGAGCCACATCCGTTTCCGGATCTGTATCAGCTAAATTAAAGAGTTCTTCCAATTTTTTTGTCATACAGTACTTATCTACGTTTTGAGCCTTGATGAAAAATATCACCTTCGTTTACGACCCTAAACCTGATACCTTGTTGTTTGCACCATGCTTGGGCTGCTTCCCATTTAGCTAGATTCTTTACATACTGTTGTTGATTGTATTGACTCTTGCCAGTCTTTTCTCGGAGAGTTTGACTTTCTGGTTTTACTTCTACTACTTCTGCGTGGCGTTTTCCGCCTTTGTCAATATAATTAACAAAGAAGTCCGGAACATATATTGTGTGTTTACCAGTTAGCGGATCACGATATGGAATTTGAATTGCTTCGCTGGCCCATTTCTCTACGCTGGGATGCTCGTCGAGCATTCTCATAAACACAAACTCCCAGCTACTTCTTGCCAACGGTGTTTTCTTCCCAATATACTTCTCGGGATTTTTCATTTCGAATTTACCTTGTGCAAAACGTCCCATTACGGTATAATATTCCTGTTAACGGTTTCGTTGTTTACTCTGGTTCTTCTATAACCTAGTGTAGATGTTGCTGGGCGATTATTATTAATAATTTCTGCTACTAGTGCGCTTAGTTGAATGTTGCTGAAACCCTTTAATGTATCGAGTATTTCAAAAACATTCATGTTATCTAATTTTGCTTGCTTTAATAGAACAGCAGAAGTCAAGGCCGATGCATCTAGGTCAAATCCCTTAGTTTCAAAAAATGCCTGAGCTGCTCCAACTTCATTTGCATTAAACTGAAGAGGTACTTTACCATAACTATCAAAGAATAGTTTAGTAGCCCGTGCGCTGTCGT